ATGGGAATGATTCCACAAGGTTATGTTGTGAATCACTTCTTAACTGATACAAATGGTTGGTATGTTAAGACTGACGTTCCAAATGGAATGAAATACTTCGAAAGATCTCCTATCAGAACATCGATGGAAGGTGATTTCGATACTGGTAACGTAAGATACAAAGCTAGAGAAAGATACAGCTTCGGCTGGTCTGACCCTAGAGGTATCTACGGTTCTTCAGGTGCTTAATATTTAAGCATTTTTTATTTAAAGGGGGCTCTTACGGGCCCCCTTTTTTTATGATAGAAAGAATGAATTATGACAAAGTTATTTAATGTTAAAATGAGAGCTTATGGTTACATAGCTAATTTTAATGTTGAAGCTGAGGATAATGCAGAAAGTATAGAGAACGCTATCCTTGACAAAATAGGACAAAATGGGGTATTATTAAAAGACAGCGATAGGGCTTATACAAAGTCTAAATGCTGGATAACCTATGAGGAGGTTGTAGATGGATCACGTTCAAGCTCTTTACAAAAAGAAGAAGCTTCTAGAACTTGATTGGGAACAGGCTCACATCCAAGAGGGTAGATACTCTTTGGATATGGTTAAGATAGACGAAGAAATTCGTAGTATCATTAATCAGATTAAATCTGCTGAAGAAAAAATTGCTTACAGACAGATTAAAGTTGAGACTTCTGCTCCTGATTTTTCAGTAGCTAGTTAAAGACTAGTTACAAAATAAGGTAAAAAAACATCATTTTTGATGCAGGGATCTCTTGCACTATTCAATAAATTAAGTTATATTTTAACTCTATACATAACTTTCAATATAGACGTAGTATAGACGATTTGCCTAAAAACTATATTGATAATTTAGGAGAATAAACATGGGTACACGTTCAACATTCCAAGGTGTGGTAAGATCATACGGCGGACAAAATAAAAATTCTGGTGTTGCGCCAGGAGTAGCAGTAATGTCAGAAGTAATTACTTTCTTGTCATCAACAGCAACATCTACTCCAGTATCTATTGGATCAACTGTAAATAGTGCAGTACCATTTGTATTACCAATTGGAGCTATACCACTTTCTTTTGCAGTAGTAGTAGCAGCTGGTACAACAACGACTGCAACTGTAAATATTGGATCTGCAGCTAATGCAACTGGATTTGCACAAAATTTAGTAGCAGGTGTTAAAGGTACAAACTCAGTTACAGGATCTTTAGTAACAGGTGTAGGACTTACAGCTAATACTACAGTATATGCAAACGTTGGATCTACAGCAGGTAGCGGAAACGTTACAGGTGTATTAGTTTACACAGTTGTTGATAATGGTAAACCAGGCGAACAGTCAGGTTCTACTTACTAACTAATTCTTTTTTAGGGGCTCTCCGGGGTCCCTAAAAAATACAAGGAGACAAAATTATGTCATATAAAGGTGATGTCAAACCGGTCACATTAACTTCAAACGGTGTTTTCTTTACAGGTAGAACTCGTGTGAGAGGAATTATGGCTCAACCAACAACTCCAGGATCAACTGGAAGTGGAGTTATTAATACATTAGTAAATGCAACTACTGCATCTTCTACAACAACTAATAATTATTATATTCCAATCATTGTTGGTACGAACGCAATTGAAACTATTTATTTACCGGAAGATGGTGTGTTATATGAAAATGGTGTAGGTTGTACATCAGTTTCTAACATGACGATTACATTGTTTATCGATAAGTAGGTCAACCATGACTACATCGGGAACTACTAATTTCAACTTAGATGTTGATGAACTTATTCAAGAAGCCTACGAAAGATTAGGTATTGATGGAAGTAGAAGTGGTTATCATTTAAGATCTGCAAGAAGATCTTTAAATCTTTTATTGTCTGAGTGGGATAATAGAGGTGTTCATTTATGGAAAGTTCAAAAAGCAACTGTTCCATTAGTATTAGGACAAGCTGAATATAATTACGCTGCAGATCCTACTAATTTTCCAAATAATATTAACGATGTATTAGAAGCTTATGTTAGAAATAATACAGTTACTACAAACCCTGTAGATATTTCTTTAACTAAAATTGATAGATCTGCTTATGCAGCTTTACCTAATAAATTATCTCAAGGAACACCATCTCAATATTATGTACAAAGAACTGTAAACCCTAGTGTTTTTCTATATCAAACTGCAGGTTCAAATTATTCTAATGCTTCTAATCCAAGTAATTTTCAATTTGTATTTTATTATTTAGCTAGAATTGAAGATGCAGGAACTTATTTAAATACTCCAGATGTTGTATTTAGATTTTTACCAGCATTAAATTCTGGTCTTGCTTATTATTTATCTGTTAAGCATGCACCTGAAAGAATTGAAGCTTTAAGATTATTATATGAAGATGATTTACAAAGAGCTTTATTAGAAGACGGTCAAAGAACATCTTTATTTGTTTCACCAAAATCATATTTTGGAGATGGATTATAATGACTACGTTTGCCACAGGTAAAAAAGCATGGGCAATATCTGATCGTTCTGGACAAAGATTTCCTTATAAAGAAATGGTTACAGAATGGAATGGATCTTTTGTACACATTTCAGAATACGAACCAAAGCAACCTCAATTAGAACCTAAAGTTCCTGGAAATGATCCACAAGGATTATTAAATGCAAGACCAGATAGAGTTGAACCAGCAGTATTAGTTCAATTAGCTAATAATCCTTTTTATTCAGTAGCTGGAAGCTCGACTCTTTTAATTAGTGATCCAGGTCATGGAAATAAAATTGGAAATACAGTTGCTATAACAAATGTTCTATCTGCAAATGGTTTTTCTTCTTCAGTTTTAACAACTACACTTGGATATACTTTAACTTCTGTTAGTTCAGATACTTATAGTATTAATTTACCTAATACTGCATCTGCTACTGGGTTCTTTGGTGGAACAGATGTTAGTATTGGTCCATCAGCTGTGGAACTTGCAGAAAATCCTTTTAGAATAACTACAGGAAGTTCAACAATTAATGTTAGTCAATTTAATCATGGTAGAGTAACTGGAGATAGAGTTGTTTTTGCAAATGTTAATGCTTTAAATAATTTTAATAGTTCAGTTGGTTTTACTGTTGATGTATTAGCAACAAGTACTGGCTATGTTATTACAGTTACTAATGCAAATAATTATACCTTTAATGCCTATTCAGGAACTGCAACTTATGATACAGTTATCGGTGGCGGAAAAGTAACAGCGCAAACAATATGAATTATTCAGAATTAACAACGGCAATACAAAGTTATGCAGAAGTAGATAGTAATGGACTTACTAGCACTACACTTGCAACAATTGTACAAAACGCTGAAAATAGAATTTATAGAGAAGTTAATATTGATGCTTATAAATTATATGCATCAGCAGTTACTGTTGTAGGCAATACTGTAATATCTGTTCCAACGGGACTTAGAAATATTAGATATGTTGAATTAATAGATTCAAGTGGAAATGTTAGTAATTTAATTCAAAAAGATAGTTCTTGGATGGCAGAATATAACTCTAATCCTAGCTCTACTAGTTCTTATGCAGAACCTAAATATTGGGCTAATTGGAACTCAGTTAATTGGTTTGTGGCTCCAACTCCTAATAATAATTATACAATTAATATTGCATATTATCAGCAACCTGCTAGTATTACTTCAAGCACAACAAGTACGAGCTATGTTTCTGTATATGCACAAGACTTATTATTATACGCTAGCTTAGTAGAAACATATAAGTACTTGAAAGGCCCAGCAGATATGATACAAGTATTTGAACAGTCATATCAACAAGCGAAGGAATCGTTTGGTGTTGAACAAACAGGTAGACGTCGAAGAGACGAATATCTTGACGGAGAGCCAAGAGTTGTGGTAAATGCTCCATCAGCTGAAACACCTGGCGGAAAATAATTTTAAGGAGTTAAAATGGCAAATATAGTACCAGATTCATTTAAACAAGAGCTTTTCACAGCAACACACAATTTTTCAACAACAGGTGGTAATACTTTTTATTTATCTTTATACACAACTGTAACTGGTTTTTCTGCTAGCACAACAAATTATATTACAACTAACGAAGCATCTGGAACAGGTTATACTGCAGGTGGTACTGCATTAGTTAATTCAACTGTAACTGTTGCACAAAATATTTCTTTCATTAGTTTTAACAACGCAACATTTTCAACTGCAACTTTATCTGCATCTTGCTGCTTGATTTATAATACAACGCAATCGAAAAAAGCAGTTGTGATTTTAGATTTTACTACAACGCAAACAGCAACGAACGGCAACTTTACTATTCAGTTCCCAACAGCTAACTCTACGAGCGCAGTTCTAAGAATCTCGTAGTAACTTTGCCATAGGAATTTTATGGCTACAAACTTTGGATGGAGTAATCTCTACTGGGACGCAGGTGCTTGGGATGGCATAGGTAATGATCTAACTATTCAAGTTGGTGGAACAACCAATGATACTTGGGGAGCTTCTACTTGGGGTTATGGTTATTGGAACGCAATAACACCTGATCCAGTTTTATTAAGACAAATTTCTACAGGTTCTGTTGCTATTGGAATAGATACCAATGTTAATGTAACAGGAAGTCAATTAACTACTCAAACCGGAACTGTAACAGCAGGTATTTCTGCTAATGTTGTTTTATCTTCAGCACAATTAGGTATTACAACTGGAAACATATCTATATCAGGTGAAGCTAATATAACTTTAACAGGTAAGTTATTAACAATTAGTATTGCTAATGCAACTATTGCAGCGCAAGCTAATGTTAATGCTACAGGTAAATTATTAAATTTCTTTACTGGCACTGCAACAACGTCTGATGATGATAATGAATTAGTTACCGGAAGTCAGTTATCAACACAAACAGGAACACTTAGAGTTGCAATTGATAAATATGTAAATGTTTCAGGATCA